AAAAAAGTACAGGGAAAAAAATAAACCGACTTTTTGTCCTTTGCTTGATCATAAGACAAAGGATTGGGTAGTAGACCATTGTCACACCGGTGGTACGATAAGGGGTGTCGTATCATCGGAGGGCAACGCCTTTCTGGGTAGAATAGAAAACGCCCACAAACGTTTATCTAAGAAAGCAAGACATTGTTCTTTGCCTACAATACTTAGAAGTATGGCTATGTACCTTGAGAAACCTAGCAGTAACTTACTGCATCCGGAGGGCTTTCGACAATTGTATAAAAGATTTTCTCGCTTGGATAAGGCCACTCAGCTTGACATACTTATGAAGCTCGGTATAAACAGGGAGTTAATCCAAGCTTGCAACAACAGTTTGGATAGAACTAAACTATATAAATCATATCTAAAAAATGACTAAAAACATTAGACAAAAACTGCAAGGGATACAATCAGCCCTTAAAGCTCCTAAGGGGCAAACCAATAAGTTCGGTGGCTACAAATATAGATCTGCCGAAGATATTGTCGAAGCAACAAAACCATTACTTGGCGAATGGGGATGCATATTAACAATCAGCGATGAAGTTGTTGAGATCGGAGGTAGAGTATATGTAAAAGCTACAGCTTGCATTACTGACACTGAGCACGATAACTCTATCTTTACAACAGCTTATGCTCGTGAGGCAGAAGTTAAAAAGGGTATGGATGAAGCACAGATTACTGGATCAGCATCGTCTTACGCTCGTAAGTATGCACTTAATGGATTACTATGTATCGATGATACAAAAGATCCAGATGCAACTAATGACCACGGCAAGAAAAGCAAACCTGTCGCAAGAAAACCAAGAATCACAGAAGAATCTTTTAATTTATAATTATGGAATACGATAACAGTAATAAAGGTGCTCTCTTCAAAAATGAGAAGCAAAACGATCGTCAGCCCGATTACCGTGGCCCGATCAATGTAGACGGCAGTGAGTACGAACTTAGTGCCTGGGTTAAACAAAGTGACAAGGTGGGTTCATTCCTATCTATCTCAGTTAGCCCTAAGACTGAAAAAGGTGGAAGCCTAAAAGCCAAAGAAACTAAGGCCGAAGAGCCACTACCTTTCTAATGGCTAGACATCTACCAGATTCTGGAGCTAGAACCGCCTTCGATACGGGGGCGGTTCGAGACTCTATGAAAGGCAAAGGCTTTCCAAGTATGATACCCACTTGTGCAATTATGTCTATGGCTCGCCGATTTGAAGACGGTGCTACCAAGTACGGCCCAGATAATTGGAGAAAGGGTATTCCTACTTCTAGATATTGTGATGCTACTTTTCGACATCTAATGCAAGCTCGTGATGGTGATACCTCAGAAGACCACTTTGGAGCAGTGCTTTGGAATGTCGCTTGTTGGATGTGGACACTTAAAGCCATAGAAGACAACAGGTTATCGAAAGAATTGGATGATATTTATAAGGACTAATTTTACCTTTGTGGTATATTGGAAACCTATGACTACACAATTCCTTAATACAATAACAGATGGGGTTGATCTAGCTAATTACTTCGTAAAAGAGATTACTAGTGATGCCGATTACAATAAAAAGAAAAAAGAAATCAAATACTTACATCAAACTGTAAGTTCCCTAAAAGAACATATTAATGATTACAGGAACAAGTCCAAGTCCGAACTCGATACCCCAAAATGTAAGTGCTGAAGAGGGTGTCCTCGCTACTTGTTTAAAAGACGATAGCACAGAATTTTTTGATACCATATCCCATACTCTCAGTGCTGAAGATTTTTATCTATACAAGCACCAGATCATCTACAAATGTATAAGCGATCTTGCCACAAAAGGCGAGAGCTTAAATGAGATCACATTAGTAGAAGAACTAAAGAAGCGTAATGCACTGGATGAAGTAGATGGTGCCATAGGTATCATAGAATTAATGGACAAGGTGGCATCTCCCTTGCAAGCACCATCACTGGTGAAAGTTGTGAGGGAGAAGTCTGACCTTAGAAAACTTATTAGATCATTACGGATTGGATTAGAAAAGGCCGAACTTGAATCTGAAGACTTCAATGTAATTAAGGGTAAACTTGAGAATGATTTTATAGAATTTGAGAAAGGCGGTAAAGATGACTATAGCTTGTCTCAGTCTATAGAAACGCTCCAGGATGAGTTCAAACAACAGATAGAGGGTAGCTATACCCAGGAGTCCATAAAGACCCATATAGAGCATCTGGATGCCGTTCTAGGGTGTTCTGGCATAGGATTAGGTGAAGTTATGGTAATATCCGCTCCAACATCTTGTGGCAAGTCTCAGTTGGCTCTAAATATTGCTACCAGAGCTATGATGAGAGATCAAGTACCTTGTGGTATATTCAGTCTAGAAATGCCACAGAAACAAATTGCTAAGAGAATGGTAACCATCAAGTCCCAAGCCAGTCTGAAACAAGTACAGGACGGAGTGATATCAGACAAGCATATGAAGCGAATCAATGAAGCTTGTGAAGAGATCAAAGAGTTTCCTATATACACTGTACACAATATAAAGAACATTTCTGATTTATGTTCTTATGCTAGGACTATGGTTCGTAAGCACAAAGTAAAACTTTTAGTTATAGATTATTTACAGTTAATACCTTGGGACAATAAGAATATGTCCAAGAATGATGCCATTGCAGATATATCTCACACAATCAAACAGTTGGCCCTAGAGCTGAATGTGGGTATTCTATTATTATCACAGGTAAACAGAGAAGGCGCAAAGAGAGATGGTGGTTTGGCAATATACGATTTAAAGGACTCCGGTGACATTGAGAATGATGCAGATGTCATTTTACTTATGTGGCCAGAAAATGGTGACATAGAACAGTCCAAAAGACTTGACGGCAACGGCCCATACGTTAATATGAAATACAACATCGCTAAGAATCGTGAGGGAGAAAGGGATGTTAAAGGTAAGTTTAAATTCTATCATACGATGGGTTTGTTCTATTAGTTTGATGTAGGTAGTCCGCCTATTAAGATGGCGGTGGGTTATTAATATGTTCCCTTTTCACCGCCTACATCATTTATTTTTTGAAAGACAAGGAAAGACAGATAGCCAAAGATATACTTAGACTGTACCCACAGCTAGGTGATCTACAGGAATCATTTGAGTTTGATCACCACGACTTTGAGTGCAATCAATACTTGATGGAAATAAAATCCAGAGACACCAGGTATGATTCGTGGATCATTGAAAAGATGAAAGCAGATGCAAACCTGTTGTATGCTTTCTCTATGAACAAAATGTTCCTATACATTACAGAGTACAAAGGTACTGCTTATGTTTGGAACATTACAAAGATGGCTGATAACCATTACGACTTCAATTGGGAGACACGCAAGATGCCGGCCACTACAGAGTTTAAGAACAATAATTTTGTAGACAAAGAAGTAGGATACCTATACGAAAAGGATGCTACATCCCTAGTAATTCGTTGAGAGTTTCTAGGTTTTTCAGTCTCCTGTCTTCCATAAACTCTTCTTGAGCTGGATCTTCAATAAGTGGAGCAACCATATATCCTCTCAAAACCTTTATCTCTGCATTGGTTAAATTCAGTAAAGCTTGTTTTGCTGTATCTTTAATACCTCGCCTTTGCTTTGGTTGAACAGATTTCTTCAAAAGAATTTTCATTAGTTGTTCATCTTGGAATGCATCAATCAATAACTGTCTAGCCTTATCTGGATTTAATTGTTTGAATAACTTAGTAGCTATCTTTCTACCTTCACCAGCAAGAACCAAAGGAGAACCAACTTGCCCTGTTCCTAATTTGGCACCGGCCTTGACGCCTATAAGTGTAAATAATTTTTCAGCTATAGTGCCTTGAACAGCCTCTGGCAAATCAACACCCAATGAAGCCATATCGTCCTGTATAAGTTTCATTTGCTTAACAGCGTAACGAATGTCACTCATCTCTTTAGGAGAAAATACTAATCTCAATGATTCGTCCAATGTCTTATCATCTATTAATCTATTAAGCAACTTATTAGCATTAATGATTGGACGGCCAGCTACTGTAGATAGTGCACTTTGTGACATTGACTCATCTATCATATATTTGGATAAAGCATTTTTAAGTCCTTCTATACCTAGCTTTTCTTTTTTGGCTATGTTGACCAATATCTTCATCTGCTCTACTTTGTCAGCTCTATCGGCAGATAATATTTTTCTTATAACATTGTCTGGATCTGCATTTAATAATTTTGCAAAAACAGAGTCAGCTTGTTTGCTTAATGAATTTGTATAAGCATCAATATTCTTTTCTAAACGCTTTGCTACATCAGATTGTGTTCTAGCTCTCATTAATTGTATCCTAGTGCTAGGAACTAAATTTAGAACTCTATCATTTATTTTTAAAAACGCTTTTGCTTTCATTGGATTGACTACGCCATCTTCAACCACTTCTCTTAAGAACGTTGCCTTTAAGTAATCATCTAAACCAGATAAGGTTCCTAGTTTTTCATCAACGGCTCCAGTAGCTGTTTTCGCAAACTTCTCTGCTTCGGTAATATCTAATGCTTTGAGTAATCTATTAGCGGATGATCCTCTAAATACACGTTCCGCTGTAAGAGCCTCTGGAACTCTTAACTCGCCTTTTCTAGTGTATCCTAAGTAATCTCCTACTGTACCGTCCTTGAAGTATTTAGCTTTTTGTCTGCTAAACTCTCTTGCTTCCTTGATTCTATTATTGATAGTAGCATTTCTTCCAGTCCAGCTATCCATATCTTTTAATATAGCATCCTGTAAATCACCAGCGATTCTAGCTTTATTAAATAATCCAGCACCTATTGAGTTTCTTTGTACTTCACCAAGTTTCGTGTAAAGACCTTTAAGCTCTTTGACACTTTCTTTGACAGTGTTAAGTTTACCATCTCTCTTGAACATTTTGGTGTTGATAAATTTAACAACCTCTGGAATATCTTCCGCAGTTGCTCTACTTTCTGTTTTGAGGATCTGCTGTAAAGTCTTAACTAAATTTGATTGAGATCCTTTTGCACTCATAGGTATTTTGTACCAAAGCTTTCTTTCTTGTTTGATTACATCATCTAGTGCCTTTTCTAAAGTTTCTCTCACTGCCAAATTTGCTATGTCTTGCAATTCAGTAGCAGACTTTGTTGGATTGTTAAATTTTAATTTAGTTAAGGTTTCATTAATGTTTGTACTAGCTTTTTGTAAAGTAAGATTCATTGTTTTATCAAATGACTCTTTTCTTAATTTAGCTATTTTTTTAACATCTCTAATGTTAGTACCTCTTTGTAAAATATTATTAGTAAGTTCCTGTACTGTTTTTTCTAGGTCTCTGTTTCTTAGAGCGGCTTTTTCATCACCGATAGCTCGTAGCAATTGTGCCTCAAGTGACATCAACAATCTATCCTCAGTTCTTTGAGCTACACTAAGAGTTGCATCATCTACACTAGCATCTAATCTTTTGATTACGGCCTCTGGGTTTTCGGCTAGTTCTTGTAATACTCTAGCTGCTACATTACCTTCTTTTCCGGATACAGATGATGGAGCTTTTAGTTTGGTATATTGATCGGTTGTATATTTTATTACTTGAGCTGTTGGGGTTTTAGTAATGCCATATACGGCCAATGGACTACCGAATGCAGCAAGCATTTGTAATGTCGGCCCACCACCTGCTTCTTCAACAGCAACCATAGCCGGTGCAGTTCCAAGATCGGCAGCTATCATTCTCTTAGGACTTGTAGCGGCTTCATCAGCAATGTTTTTAGCTAATCTCTGAGTTATTGTTTGGGGTGCAGCACCTCTAAGTGCAGCGTTAGATATTTGTGCCGCTTTGGTAATACCTAAAAATGGAACAGCTATCTCGCCAATAGTTTCAAATGTTTTTTCTAAAAATCCTTCAGCGGGTCTTTGGTAATCACCTAAAATATCTACGCCTACCAAATTACCATAAGCTTGTACAGATCTCTTCAAGTTCTCACCTGTAGGTAATACATTACCTGTAAGTTCATCAAGACCTGGGCCCATCAGTTCCTCTGGGGATACATCGTCACCCATCATCTTGCCTACGGAACTAGCATATTCGGCACCATATTTTTGTAATCTATCGTAAGCACTGACAACTAAGTCTGTAGGCATACCAAGTGCAGTAAGAGTTCCTATACCTAATCTTTGACTAAGGGTAGGTGCTTTTTCTATAGCTTGTTCTGTAGCAGATTTTTTAACCTCCTCAACTGCTGTTTGTTGTTTGCCATCAATAACATCATAAAGAACCATAGCATTATTCTTAGCCTGTTGTCTCTTTTCTTGTGGCAAAGATTTATCTGAAGCAATAACTTTTAATTCTTCTATTGCTTTTTCGATTTGCTCTTCACTTAAATTACTTAATGCTTCTTCGTCCATTTAGTCTAAATCATCTATATTGTCAAAAAAATCACGGCCTTCTTTTGTGTCCATTGTACCAACCTTTTTACCTCTGTATGTATCTACGCCAAGTACTTTTACTGACTCTTCTAAGGCTGAAAGCATAGTGCGAAGATTTGCAGCAGTGCGTTGGTCAATATCTGGTGATTGTAAAAGATTCGTCAATCGTCTAATTTCTCTATTGAACCTATTGTTCAATGATTCAAATTCAGATAATACATTCTTTGAAGAAGTAAATGTTCCTAATTCCAATCCCTTTGCAGCTGACTCTAATTGTCTTACAATATCACCTTGTTCTGTCACAGAGAATTTTGGATTTGTTCTAAGTGCACTTGCTAAAAAGTTTAGATAATTTGATACATTTTTCTTATAAGCTCTTATATCTGGATCTACTTCTATGGGACTATCTCCAAATTGAGAAGTAATAAAATCATCAATCGTTTGAGTTACAGCTTGCCCAGCTCCTGTTGGTAAATCATTTCGATTTATCAATACATTAAGCTGTCCGTATAATCCTTCTCTATTCATATCTGGATCAACATAAGTATCGAATACAAATTCGTCATCCCCTACTGGGCCAGGGCCACTAGGGCTAGGTGGAGCAGGAGGGCCAGGAGGTACACTATCATCTGCAACTGTAATGCTTTGAGGATTTCTTAAATCAACTTTACGACCTGTAGTAAGGCTAACAATAAATCCAGTTGCGTTACCTCTTCCGTCTTCTTCTGCATCATAATTATCGTTTATAATATCAAATATAATAGCATCGTCTAACTCCGGATTAGAACCTTTGATTTGATTGTATCTTATTTGCTTTGCACTAAGTTCTGGTTGCTCTGGCATTAAGTCCTGTATTCCTTTGAGACCAGCTAAAATGTCATCACCACTATTTTTCTTTATGTAACTTGCCAATGAATTATATTCTGGAGTACCTGGTTGTATTTGCAATCCAGTCTGTTCTAATAAACTAGGTAAAAAAGCATCAATCTGTGTATCACGCTCTCTTTTAACTTTTTTCTCTTGTTGCTTTTGAGAAAACTCTAAAATAGTAGATTGTAAAGTATTACTTAAATCAACAGCAGCCTGTTGCTCCAAAGCCCCAGCTTGTATCGCGGGGCTTATATCGAGTTGCTGTAATTGTATTGGTGTTGATCCTCTAAGCATAATTAATTAGTTCCAAATAAACTTAATCCTCTTATTCTGTCCATTTCATTAGTGGCAGCGTTTTGCATAGTCATAGGATTATTTATCATAGATGTAGGTTGTCCGAAGTTCATATTACCTAAAGTACTTCCGATTGAACCAAACATATTGCCTAGTATCTTTGCACTAGCCGCAGTTCCTTGAGCTTGTGCTAGTCCTTGTCCTAAGATAGCTTGTGCTCTTCTTAAGTCCTCGGCGGAACCTATATTGTAAGCTTGTCCTGGGTCTGTTACTTGTGGTCCAAGTCCAGCTGATAAGAACTGACGTTCTTCTACAGAAGGTGCACCAAACATAAATTTAAATGGATCAACAGCAGCTTGACTAGCTGATTGTAAAGCTCTTTGACGTGCCATACCAGCTTGTTCTTCAAATGCTGTCTTAGCGGCAGTTCTTCCTAGAACAGCTTGTGCGATAGCTCCTTGACCTCTTCCACGACCTTGGCGTACTGCTAGACCCAAAGCATCTTGTTCAGCTGTCCTAGCTCTTTCACCAGACAATGGAGCCGCTGCTTCTTGTGTTAATCTTTCAGCTTCAGCTAAATCCATACTGGCTAACTGTGCCATCCTTGGATCCTCTAAAGTTTCTCTAATATCTGCACCGTACTGACCTAATAGATTTAACTGTCGTAGCTTAGATTCCTCTTGGATGTCACGAATACCACGAGCTCTGAGTTCAGCTAACTCTTGAAACTGAGGAATAAGTTCCGCTTCTTTACCTAAAATAGTAGACATTGCCGGATCTCCGTAAATACCAGTGTCTCCGTACTGTTGACCAAATATTTCAGAAGGATCTCTGAACTGTCCGTAAGCATTTCTAATTGCAGCTTCTCTTTGACGAGCTGCTCTTTTTGCTTTACTCTTACCAAATAATCCTCCAAGCAATGAGCTCCCTACTGAAAATGCTGTTCCGAGGTCTATGCACTTAACGGCTCCGATCTTTACTAAGTAATTAAAGATAAGATTATCTAAAGGTCTAAAAAATTCTATTAAAAAGTTCTTCATATAAATTAAAGTGCTATTCGTTTCCACATATATACAACTTCATACGGTTGTAAATTTGTATGAGCTTGTGTAGCGGATGTCCCACCAGTTGTACCAGTTTGCCCTAAATCACTAGCTCTACTATTTCCGGGTTCTGCACCACTACTACCATCAAAGCTACCACCAAGTAAAGTATGACTATGAGAAGGTAATCCAGATTGTTCCGCAGTAAGTTGAACTGTTTCTACACCACCAGTATCTCCAGCTGTACTAAATGTACCACTAGATTCTTTACCAACGAGTACTCTACCTTCACCTACAGGAGCCCAATTGGTTAAACCAGTTCCACCGAAAAACAAATTATCTGGAGAAGTAGACTGAGATGTTGACTGATATATAGAACCAATAGGATAAACTTTATCTAATATACCATAAAGACCAGAGTTTAAGGCATTGTCAGTAGATAACTTAACTAAGTCTATATCGCCGTCTTTTACTTGCAGTTGCCCGGCTGTAGTAACTTCTAGTCCACCACCATTTAAGCAAGTGCCTGTGCTACCACTGTATGCAACACCAGTTTGTGATGTATTTGTAAATGTAGCAGCATCTACTATATTATTTAAGCCACTGGATGTAAC